GGCGACTACTTCTGCAGTCGGTAAGGGTAAAGTTATATCTATTACAGGTACCTTTAAACTAGGCTGTACAGTCTGAGTTTCAGTATCTTCTTCTTTCTGTAACTCTACTCCAGCTGGTGCTTCCAAGTTACTAGGAGGGATGACAATGGGTGGAAACACTGGCATCTCTGCTGACGGTTGCTTTAGAGGGATGCTAGGCATGTCTAAAGCGTTGGTCAGTTTTATGGATGGGAGTTTCACTATTTAACTAACAACTTAGTAGATGAAAGAGCTATACCAGCTTCTACGCTTGGTGTATCTGCTGTAGTTGATAACGTACCATCTGTCTGGATGTAATATTTTTTCCCTGCTGTTAAAGAAGATTGAGTAGTTGTATTACCTACAACGTTAACTGTTGCAGTTGCACTATCTGAATAAGCAGCATTTGCAAAACCTATAAAGTTACCTTCTTTAAGCGAACTGTCTTCAGATCGTATTACTACACCAGTATGATCATCTCCATCAGCAATGTCAGTAAAAACAAATACTATTCTTTCAGTGTCTTCGTCAAAAGCTGCTTGAAACGATTTTCCATTATTAGAACTACTGAAAATTGCAGTTGTTGTAGACTTGGATAGCGTGTCATTAATATTATTTACCATGCAGTATTTCATGTCATTGCTTGTTTTAAATTGAACAAACCATTGCTTATGATACGCATTGTAAGTAGTACAACCGAAACCAGAACCCCATTCACCGTTAACCTCAAGAGAACTTTTAACCATAGAAGTTCCCAAAGCAGTTCCTACATCGATTAAATGTACTTTATGTCTACTGTTTTGTACTTCGTGCATTAATACACGTTTATGATCAACACTATAATCCATATCTAAGATAAAAGAATCACCAATACTGGAAAGAATTACTTTAAATTGTTGTATATTCTTTAAATCATCATCATTACCTCCATTTTCTAGATCAAGAGTTAAAGCATGAATATCATCATTTGCGAAACGACATGTAACTACAAGCATTTTTCTTTGGGTAGAATCAAAAACAACTTGTGCACCACCCTTAAATCCAGTTGAAAAGTTACTATGTTGAAATACTTCCGTGCTACCTGCGGTTAAGTTTCCATTGGTATCGATCATACATCCACAACCAACTATTCGTTCAGAAGCATCATTTTGTACAACACAACCTTTTTGTGCAGTTGTGTCCCATGCAATATCAAGGGCTGAATACTGTGCCTCTTGGTTGCTAGTATTGATTCCTGTATCAATTAAAAGTGTTCCCTCAGAACTGCCAGAGTTATATAGTGTTAAATTATTATTAGAACTACTTGTCCTAACGTGCATTCCTCTTGTCTGACTATTATGAGCACGATGCCAAACAACGATAACATCTCCGTTGCTGTTTTGTGTTGCAGCAGCAGCGATTTGGTGGACATTATAATTTTGATAAACAGTTAATACGTTACCCCAAGTAATTGTATTATTTGATGCGTTAACTGTTCCAGCAATAGCTCCTACAAAGTTATTACCTTCTTCCCATACAGCAACTACTTTATTGTTTGTTTTATCATAAACAACATCCGCATCTGCCGCCTCAGACGCTTTTATTTCTGCTTTAGATCCTGTTAAAGCTGCAATAATAGCCGCTTTACTTACAGTTCCATCAGAGTTAACGACAATTGGATCGTGAGCAGCTAAAGCACCATCTGCTGTTGCTTGGATTGTAGGTGCAGCACTTACTTCAGCCCAAGTTAAGCCTCCAGTGTTACCACTTTGAGCAGATAAAAAATGACCGTTAGTAGGCGTATTCGATACTTTTAAATTTGCTTCATCTACAATATTGTCTGCTATTACTGTTGCACCATCACCAGTAGATGTTACTTCTCCTGAGTGGTTAGGGTGTGTGTACTGTGCTGGAACATCACTCCACGTTAACCCACCAGTATTACCTGATTGTTTGCTAAGGAACTGTCCATTAGTTCCAGCGTTACTTACCTGTAGCCGTGCTTCATCAATCGCCTCATCAGCAATCTTGGCTTGGCTGGCAGCGTCATCTTTGACGCCGCCTGTTGAGATTTTTGTTAATGCCATTTATCCTTTAATTAATAGTTCGGTTGCTGAAAGAGCCATGCCAGCTTCTACGCTTATTTGTGCGGGCGTAGTACCTAGTGAGCCGTCCATTTGGACATAATACTTTAATCCAGGGGAAAGAGATGATTGATTGCTGTTTGTATTTCCTACTACTTGAACTGTTGCTGTAGCACCAGATGAAACGGCAGATCCAACAAAGCCTATATATTTATCGTTAGTTGAACCAGCAATAGAGGATTTTATTTGAAGATCGTACATATGGTAACTACTAGAAACACTAGCAGCACCATAACTACCATTCCAATCTCCAACATAAACAGCAGCTCTTTTAGTCATAATACTTTGAGCAGTTGAGTTTAAACCTACTTTCGTACCTGCACTCATGGTAGAACCACTGATCGTTAATGGACATACTGTTACTCGACCTGAGTTATTACCTTGATCTCTCATAATTGCAATGACTTTCTCTCCATTACTATCGTAAGCTAGTGCGTTTTGAGAAATATTACTATCTACAGTTAAATCAGAACCATGACTAATGCTTGTATTACTTGAATCGTAAGTTATTACGGCTGCTTTTGCAGCATTACCACTGGCCCTCCAAAGACTAACAAATTTATTGTCTTTTGTATAAACTAAAGAACTATAAGTGGTTTCATGACTAGTAAGATTTTCATTAGAGCCAACAAGAGTCATTGAAGAGCCATTGTAGGTAAATGCTCTAGCTACAAGGTTGGCATTTGTACTCCAAGTAGCTATTCCTGCAGTGTTGTCACCATTCATTCTTATGTTAACAACTTTAGGTTCAGTACCACTGCTAGCAAAAGTAATAGTATTCTCTGATACTGTGGTTCCACTTACACTTAATGCAAATCCATACATTGTATGTCCTGAATATTTTTTAACAATAGCAACAGCTTTATCTACTCCTGCTGCATCTACATCTGCTCTCTGGCATTCATGACCATTTACAAGATCAAGCTTACTACCAAGACTTACAGAAGGAGTATCATAGTCAACAGTGACAACTCTTGCTGCTGATCTGGTAGATCCTTCATTCCATACTAATAAGAATTTACCAGCAGAACCTAACCAGCAAATTGAGTGTCCTTGAGGAGTAGTAGTATTTAAATTAGTTTGAATATCATCATTCCAAGTAAGTGTATCCCCAGTACCTTTTGTTCCAAACCATAATCTTAAATTACCTGAAGATGCACCTTTGTTTACTACGGCTACTAACTTATCGCTCGTAGCATCGTAAGCGGTATGAGCGTTATACCATGCTTGGGTGTTATTAATTAAACCCATTGATCCAGTTACAGGATCAACAAGACTTGATGAGTTTTTTACTTTTTCTACTTGACCATTTGTTTTAATAGATATAGAATCACCTGCTGCTAAAGCTTCTGCTGCAGTAGCCGTTATTTCTGGAGCAGCTGATAAAGCAGCACCATTAACATTAATCTGACCCGTTACGTTTATTCCCGTTGAAGTAGTTTCTAGTTTCTTAGCTGTATTTCCATGATAAATTTCAACTGCATTATCCGAACTACTAGAACCTTTAATACATTTTAAATAGCTCTGACCTCTTGAGTCATACAAATAAATATCATTTGCACTTTCAGTTCTTACATCACCTGACAGGCTTGTTTGAAGATGTAAGTTACCACTTGTTTGTTGAACAATTCCTGAATTTCCTGCTGTTTGATAAACAGTTAATTTTGAAGCACCAGCGTTACCAACTATAAGCTTGACGCTCTCTGAATTAGCAGCAGAATTTTTTAATTTGAATGTGCTACCCGATTCATCCCATTCAACATCTTTACCTGCATTAGTAGGTGAATCAAAAGTTATATCTCCTGTAAATATAGCTCCATTAAGGTTTGCTTTACCTGAAATATCAGTGACAGGGGGTACAACCCACTCCATACCATTAGCGGTATATTTAAGGAATTTATCTGTACCAGATGGTGCGTTATGTATATCTAACTTAACTTCAGGGATTGAATCATCGTTGAGCTTTGAGCCAGCTATATTTGCTGTACTTGATATGTCTCCATTAACAATGCTTCCATCAACAATTTTAGCGGAAGTAATTGTATTATCACTAGGTGTACCAATACTTACGCTTGATCCTTGAGTGACAATAAAGTAATCACTACCAGAAGCAGGGGCGGCAGAAAAAATGATATCGTTGCCAGAAATTGCAAATCCCTCAGAGGGTTGTGATGTTCCAGCATTAGGCTTTTGAATGACTCCATTGACACTAACTATTAATTGTTGAGCCATTGTTGGTGCATTACTCAACTGGAATCGGTATGCACTGCCATTGAATGTTGCACTACCACCACCAGTATTAGAAGAACTGGAAAGAGTATTAATATAGAAGTTACCAACAGAAGCTACATCATCCCATGCAGAAGTTGTACCGTTGTACACCTTCATCTTGTTAGCTGAGGTGTCAAAGTACATGTCACCAGCATCATTACTTGATCCAGGTGCAGAACTTGCTACACGGTATCTAGCGTTGAAATCGTTGATGTCATCACTAAGTTGTTTAACGTCTGTTTCAGCAGCTAAAATCTTATGATAGTTATAGGTATTACTAGTAGATGTAGCTGTAACCATTAAGCCAACACCAGCCGCTAATGTCTCTCCATTTAATGAACTAGGAAAGTTATTAATAGTAACTGTAGCTGGTGTTCCATCAGTTGTACGTCCAGTTGTAGACACACCTGAACCACTAACTACAATTCCAGCTGCATTATTGATACTAACAACAACACCGTTAGCTGGCATACTTGCCGTAACTGGAAAACTTACCTCATCAGCAATGGTTACGAAACCACCAATAGCTGTTTGAGAACTAGCAACGTGAGCAGCGATGACCTTTGAAGAAGGTATCTCTGTATCACTTGTTGTGTTTAAGGTTCCACTAGAAGTTTTGAAGGATTTACCAGAGACAATGTTTAATTCAGCTGTACTAGCAGTAACTCCATCTAACTTATTAATTTCAGAGGTGTTTGCAGTAGCACCATCAAGGATATTAAGTTCTGTAGGTGTAGATGTTAGACCATCTGTCTTGTTTAGTTCAGCAGCGGTAGCTGTAACACCGTCAAGTATGTTTAGTTCAGCAGTAGTAGAAGTTACACCATCTAAGATATTCAATTCAGTGGTGCTTAGAGTTGCTCCATCAAGTATTGCAGCTTCAGTGTTTGTAAGATTTCTAAGAGCATTAACTGTGTTAGTACTTGCTGCAGCCCATGTAGTTAAATTTTCATGTAAACCTTGTTTACCGTCTATCTGAGTTTGTATGCTTGATGTTACTCCATCAACGTAATTAAGTTCTGTTGTAGTAGCTGTAACACCATCTAGAAGATTAATTTCATCTTTAGTTGCTGTTACACCATCTAAGATATTTAGTTCAGCAGTAGTAGAAGTTACACCATCTAATAGGTTTAACTCAGCTGTGGTAACAGTTGCTCCATCTAATATACCTAATTCTGTACTGGTTAAAGCTGCTAACTGAGTAGCTGCTCCAGACTGCATATCTTTAAGAGTTGCAATATCAGCATCTAGATCAACTCTTATTTGCCCACTAGCAGGGCTGTTATCAACAATAGTTACACCATCACCACCTGAAACATCAGTAGTTAAGGCTGAATCTATTTTAACTCCTATTCTATTTTCAATAGCTTTAGTAGTAGCTACCTTAGTATCATCACTTGTATGCCAAGTTTCACTACTATTAATTGTTTCGTCACCATCTTGCCATGCAGCATCTGCATCACGTTTGGCTTCCTGTGTAACGTATAAGTTCTGTAAAAAGTTATCGTTTAAGTCTTCTGACTTGATTGCAGAACCTGCATAGAAGGTGGCAGATAGGTTGTCTGTTGCTGTATCACGATAAATCCTGATAGCAGCATTATTGGCAGGTGCAGTATTAAATTGTATTTCTGTAGCAGTGGGTGAACCAGCTGTAAAGTTGGTAACTACAGTACCATCGACACTAGCTTTAATGTCGGTGGTCTTTAGATATGGGAATGTAAATGCGTAATTGGTTTTAGAACCATTACCTGTGTGTAAATTTTCAGTTACTGCCATTTTATGTTTGTGTTATTTCTTAGGTGGATTTGCGTATTCTAAGAATTCTGTCCATGTGTTCCACTTAAATTCTTCTTTTTCATATTTTCTAGTCCTTTCATAGCTGTCTACATCACCTCGTTCTAAAGCATTTTTAGCACCAACTCTTAGTTTAAAGTATTGTTTATATTGAGGATAATTTGCTAGTAAAGCCTTAACTGCTAGTTTTTTTACTCTGGTTAATTCAGCATTTAATTTCGTATATAAAGGTAAATCTTCCTTTCTATCTGTTACACCACGAGTTCTGACTCTTCTATTTCTAAATTGTTGTACTTGATCTTTCCATGTTTTAGAACTCATTATCTTTTTAACTTCCTCTGAAAAATTAGTGTTTTCTCTAATAAATTGAGAAATCCATTGTCTTTCAGGAACAGTTAAAGTTATAGTACCACCACTGCCAAGATCAGCAGTTGAAGCTGATATAGTTTCTAATACTGTATTAGGAGACCAACCTATATCATAAAGCTCATCAGTCCATCCATCTGTAGTATGAATGCCTATACCTACTAAGGCTTCAGCCCATCTTCCTACAGGGTTAGAAATATGACCAGCAGCTTTTTCATCTGGTTTGAATATAGATTGATAAGAAGGAACTGCTTGTTTCATTCCAGGAACTTTAGACATTAACATTTTAGTTAATTCATTATTTAAGTCTTTAAAGCCTCCATCAGTACCATTAGCTATCATTGTAGCTGCTCCAGGTATAAGTACAGAACGAACTTCATTAGCCATCCATCTCTTGAGTCCAGTTGGTTCTCCTCCGATTAAAGATACTAAAGGTTCTAAACCTCCAGCACCTACATTATCACCAAGCCACTCATTAGCTAATACCCAAATTGATTGACCAAATAAATGTCCAATTGATGTATCATCTAAATATCTACGGGCATCTGATAAATTAGCATAAAAACTTAAAATAGGATCAATACCTTCAAGTCCTTTAAAAGGAATTCTAACATCAGTACCAGGTATTGTAACGCTTTTTTGACGTATATTATAATTTAATAAATCATTTTTACGTTTTTTATGGCTTTTATAACCTAAACCTGTAGCTTCTATCCCACTTATTTCTGAATCAGGAGCTACTTTATCAACAATAAAACCACCTGCTGCAGATGAAAAGAGGTATCCAGCTAACATTTCTGTAAAAGTATGCCTAGCTTGATAATCTTCTTTAAGGTATTTATAGAAATTTAAAGCATCAGTTCTACCGAACTCATCTATATCTTCAATACCATGTAATCTTAATGCTTCTTTGATTTTATCAAGATCATCTCCAGCGGTTAAGACTTTAGTATATCTGTTAAAGTTTGGCCTAAATTTATCTAAAAATGGTATATAAGAAGTTTTCCTAATTGTATCATTAATAGTAGTTCGGGGGAACATAGCTAAACCAAAAGCAGCTGGTACTTTATTAGTAGATTTAGTTATAACATCAGCCCATTCATGGTCAAGGTTTAAATTAACTTCTCCAGCAAAGTACTTAACAGCATCATCTTGTACAAAACCTTCTGCATCAAAGAAATTAGAAAAGTGTTTCTTTTCTGCTTCTAATAACGCATCTATAGGCTGACCAATTGTACCTTTTTTCATTACACTATCAGTAAAAGGCCAACCGTATTTAAGTCCTACTTCTTCATAAGCCTTAGCTCTAGACCAATAATGAGCCATCATTGTGTTAACATAAGAGTCAACACCTGACATAGCTGTTAAAGGTAGTTTCATATAAGGATGACTAGCTAAGTTATGTAACTTTGTTGCCGTATTATATACCCATTCTTTACCTACATCCCCTTCTCTTGCCCATTTTTTAGAAGCAGATTGTACAAAATCTAGTACTTTCTCTTCTTTAACTACATAATCTTTTCTGTATGCTTTTAACATGGCTTTAGGATCATTATGAACCTTTTTCATCATACGCCATGCATCTACTAAAGCACGTTTATTAGTTTCAAGAACAGCACCATGTAAATAAACTTGTTTTCTTAGATTATTTACATCAGCATTTTTCAATACATCCATACCTGCATGTAAAAAAGCTCTTAATGGTCTTAATACCATAGAAGTTGCACTACCTTTAGCAGCATTTAAAGAAGCTTTACCTGATAACACCATATTTAATCTATGGGATTTAACAGCAGCTGCAAAAATATTTAATCTATCTTTTGTAGCTTTATCACTTATTAATAAACCTTGAGGACGTACATATTTCCAAGCTAAGTCATAAGCACCAAGTATATTAGTAACATCACCATTGCTAACAGCAAAGGCATCTACAAATGTTTTAACAACATCTGGTCCTTGTTGAGCAGCTTCTTCAATTACTTTTCTATAAGCTATTGCTTTTCGTTTTTGCTCTTCTACTACTTGATTAAGTTTTTCTAATAGATCATCTGATACTTTTTTACCATCTGGTCCAATTTCTATAGCTTGTGTCCATTTTTCTTTATTTTTAAGCATCCAACTGGATGAAGCTTTATTAATACCGTATTCGGTCATTAAAAACTCTATCTTATCAAGAATAAGTTCCATAGCTTTATCATCACTTAGATGCTCTGGAAGTTCTTTTGCAGTCTGAGCTACATTAGTAATATCTTTACCTAATGTATCCATTACTCTAGCTGATTGTTCAACAACATTCTGACCAACAAACTTATTAACTAAATCTTTTAATGCATGGAATTGAGCATCAGCATCAATTTCTGCTTTAGCTAATCCTGGTAATAGAGTCCTTTGTCTTGTTTCAAAACCTTGAAATAACGCTCTAAATTCATCGTTATTTTGGAAGAGTTTCTTAACTTCATCTACTGAACCTGCATGAATAATGTTATTGTACATACCAAATGCAGCATCACTCATATCCTTTCTAGTGTACTCTAAACCATTTTTCAATGCCTTCCAATCACCCATCCTTTCAACTTCACTAGCTAATCCAACTACTGCATTTCTAGAGTTTTTATCTTTAATGTTCCAACCTTTAGTTAGCATGTTATCAGTGATGATACTAACATTATCTCCATCGGTATGTCCTAAGTAGTTGCTAGTACTATCAACCATGTTTTCAGCTACATTTCCAGGAGTAACTGTGTTAACACCTTTTGTATCATCTGGTCCAAGATTAGGAGTTATATCCTGATCATAACCTTTTGCACCTGCTCCATCTGCATTTAACTTATCTAAAGCTGATTCTTCTATTTGTACTTGTCTTGATGCTTCTCTTGCTTTTAAATGTTCTTCAAAAGCAGCACCACCACTAGCACTAGATTTACCAGTTTGTTGAATTTCAGTTTTTATACCTTTTTTTGTATTACTAAGTGTATTGATAGTTTCTTCTATTTTCTTTAAATCTCTATTTATTAAAAACCTTTGTTGCTTAGTTAAAGTCTTATCAGCTTTACCTACTGCTATAGATTCTAATAACTCAGCTTTTCTAATTTGTAGATTAGTTAACTGATCATCGGTTTTAGAAATAGATTCAACTAAATTAGTATCAGCATGTTTAAGAATCTCATTCTGTTTAAATATTTTAGCAAGAGGAGATTTAGCTTTAAACCAGTTCATTGCTGGTTTACCATACTGAAGAACAAAAGCTATACCATCAGTTAAATAAGCAAGTCCAGCATTTTCATTATAATGAGCCTGTCTGAGTTCTTCAGGAGCCATGTCTGGGCTTGTTTTATGCTTTTCTGGAATAGATAATCTTCCTCCTAAATGCTTAGCATCTGGTCCAAACCAATTAGGGAATGTTTCAGATAACTGATAAGCAGAGTTCATCTGACCTTCATTAACGTCAGAATAGTATCCTATAGCACCATCTAAAGTTGAGTTTAAACCAATCCTTGAAGTCCATTTAGCGACAAATGGTAATGATTTAGTTTGAGTATCTATCATACCATAGCCTCTTAAAGAAGGTGCTATAAGTGACCAAACATTTCTAGCTGCTTTTATTCTAGAACCTTCAGATGCTGTAACATCATCATAGAAACTATCTATATTATTACCAACTTTACCCATATGACCTACTAAATCCATAACGGTGTCAGGGAAAGTTCCTAAGACTAAACCCATGCTTACATCAGCTTCACTGCCAAATATACCATGAGCTATGTTTCTGTAAACTCCTCTGACTTTTTTTATAGCAGGTCGTAAGGATTCATCAGATTTAAGAAGTTCTTGTTCAAAATCTTCATCTTTAGTAAAGGCGTTGGCATCCCACGGTCCTTTGAGTTTTACTTCTTTTTTTTCAACTGGTTCTTGCGGTTTAATTGGTGCTGTTGTAGGCACTACATTTTCTTCTTCGTTCATTCAGCACCTCCTGGCTCAAGTAAAAATAAATAATGTGGTTCATCAGGGTTGTTTCCAGGTAAACGTATAGTTACTTTAGTGTTCCCACCTTCAACTATACGACGGTTTATTTCTCTAGCTCCTCCTGTCCAGCCTCCTGATGGTCTAGTGTACTTAGTAAGAACAGCTTGACCAGCTGGAAAAGTATTTAATGTTTCTCTAGTTAAAAATTTTTCAACAGGTGTGTTGTTACCAAAATCATAAGCACTAAGGTTCCAACGTGTTGTTTGACTCATTGCTGCTGGATTTCTAGGGTTTGTAGCAGCTGCTCTAACTTTAACAAAATCCTGTACATTATTAATGTCTTTAGCAAAGTTAGTAAGTTTATAGTTACCAATCTTTGTAACATCTGCTACAGCTTTTTCTGTTAAACTTGGTTCAAATAGATTTGTTTCTGGAAGTCCTAATAATTTAATTTGTTGATTAGCTAATTCACTTAAAGGGATATTAGCATGTTTAGCTATAGCTTTAAAATCTTCACTAGGTTTCCAAACATAACCATCATTAGCTTCTTCAATAGCTTTTCTTAATTCGTTACGAGGAATGATCTGAGTAGTGTTAAGCCATTCTTTACCTTTTGTATCTATGTTATCTATTACATTTTGTTTTGGGTAAGGTACACCATAATCGGGATCAGATGTATCAAAATAAGGAAACCTATTTCTACCATCTAATTCTCTACCACCTTTCTTAGCCTTAATTTCTGAATCAAATGTTTCTACTCTCCACTTACCTTCACCTTTCTTAACTAAGTCATTTATAGTATTAACAGCAGTAGAATATGCTTCAGCATAATCCATACCTTTATCAGTTACATTAAATCTATACTCAGCAATAACATCTCTTCGATACTCTTGCCACGCTAAATTATTTGTAGCTGAATAATTGTTATCAATACTAATCTTACCACGTAGTATATCTTTAATTATAAACTGTATAGAATTAGCTTTTATATCAGATCCAGAAAGACCAACTTTCTTTAAAAGAGCTTCATTTTTAACATAAGCATTTTTAAACTCGTCTTCTTGTTGAAGTGATGTAGGTAATGAAAGATAATCATCTTCATAGAAATCACCATCTTTTATTTGAACTCTTGCAAAATCTCTTCTGTCATCTAATATAGTATTTGCATCATTGCCAACTGTATATTTTTTTAATTTAGCTTCCGTTGTGTCATCTAAACCTTTTACTTTTAGTTGTCTAAAGATCTTTACTTCAGTTGCACTATCTCCTTTCCATTCTGTTTGTAACGCTTTTTTACCTGCTTGGTATAAATTATTTTGATGTATTTTTTCTTGCTTTACATCTCTTTCACGATCTTTATCTTTATTATCTACCCATTTATTCCAAAGTTCAGCTGTACCAGCTTCACCGTATAACTGTCTTATACTTATAGATGGGTTAGTAATGTTACCATCAGCATCTGTATTAGGTAAGGTTTTAAGTTCAAGGAACGCATCAAACTCGGCTCTGTTTTTAATATGTCTTGGGTTTGCTGCAATTACACCTAATTGCTCTTTCATACCAATATTACCATAAGCCTTACCCTTTTCATCGTAAGAGTTTTTTACTGCATATGAGACCAAATCTAACCATGTTTGGCTATCATTACCACCTTTACCGTAAAGCTCCCAGTTTTGTAATGCTTCATTAATATTATCTTGACCTAATCTATAATTTTCAGCTACTCTAACTTCTGTAAGTTTAGTATCATTATCATTAGTAGCTGTCTTAAAAAAATCTACTAAAAGCTTTCCATGTTTATGTACTCCTAATTCTTTAGCAAACATAAAAGGAGCTTGTGCTGCAATCTTTTGAACATCTGCATAAGTAGTTGCACCACTTTGAGCTATAGCACTTTCTAAATAATCATCATAGTTATTAGCATTTATTGCTATAATAGCTTTAGCTTTTCCTACACTTTTAACAGGTGGGGTTAAAGTAGCTAATTGTGTAACAGTTGTTGCGTCAACACCTTTTGCTTGTGCTTCATTAGCTATTGTAGCATTGTTGGTAAGCATCTTTTTCCAGACTGCTTCACCTAATATTGATTCTGTTTTATATAAGTCAGGATTTTGAAAAGCTGTATTAAAATCATCAATTTCAATCTGTTTTGCTCTATGTTCAGCGTAAGCGTTTAAAGTTTCAACAGCTGTTTCACTGAAATTTTTCCAAACCTCTGCTTCTTTTTTTACATTTGCTATATCAATCTCAGAGTTTTGTCTAGTACGTTGTGCATTCTTTTGAATAGCACTTAACCTCTGTTGATATGCTTTATCTTCTAAGCGTTCGTTTGATTCTCTGTTAGCATCTTCTAAATTAAATTTTCTTCTTAATCCTTGGATTAAATCATCATCACGTTTTACTGTTTGGTCCCTTACAGTTTTTATGTTACGTATAACCTTTTCGTCAGCAACCAATTGTTGATTCAATGCTTCCTGACCAGCTTTAATAGGACGAAATCCACGAGATGAGCCGTAGCTTTTGTATGCCATTTTTGTTTAGTTTAATAGTTAACCTGTACCTTTCCAACCATAGTCACTTACATAATCACTCATACCTATCTTAGCTATTGATCCAACTGCAGAACTAGCAACACTTAACCAAGATCCTCCTTGAGCTTTAGCTCCTTTAATGGGTGCTGTTCCAAAGTCGTAATCTTGTAGTGCTCTAGGTGGTTGGAACTCAGCCACAGGTGTAGCAATTGGTTTAATTGGATCTGGTACAGTTCCAGGTTTGATCATTTTATTAGCAAAAGCTGCTAAATCTGCTCCATACTTATCTCTAGATATAGACTTTAAAGCCATATAAGTACTTCGATTAGCACTGAATAAAGACTCAGATAACTGAGCTTCATTCCTACCTTTAGCTGCTAAAAGTGCTTGTGCTTGTTTAGAAGCAGAACCACCAGCTTGAGAAGTAACAGCTAATTCACCATGTGCTTCTATAGATTTTATAATAGAATCTGTATTACTAAATGCTATTTCTTGATTAATTTCTTGTTGTTTAATTAAAGCTTCTTCTGCTGCATCATTTGCAGCCATTGTATTAAAGTTTAATTGTTGTGAATATAAATGTTCAGATTTAGCAAATGCCTGTTTATTAGATTCATTCTGTGCTTTGACAATTTTAAGGTCGTAATTATAACGCCTTAAATTCATTGCATCAGTATAATCAGCTATCTTTTGTTCATTTTTTTTTCTTAATTCATAGGTATCGTAAGCAAATTCCCAATCAGCAGAAAGCTTTTCTTTACCCATTTCCCACATTTCAGTATCGTACTCGAACTGACGTTGGGTATATTCGTTTTGGGTTTTGGCTGCTTTGTCTTGTGCACGTTTGTTAGAATATGCTCCAAAAACTGATGCACCTGCAGCAAGGATAGGCCATATCATATCTTAAGTCCTCTTGTAAAATCTCGGTGAGTAGTTTCCTTCCCACATCATCGAGTTGAGAGAGACGGGAAATGGTGAGTCAGTAAAGACTCGTAAGTTATAATTATTATTACGTTGATGTATAGGTATAGTAACAGTTCTAGATTCATCAAGTGGTACATCATCAGCTAAATACATATTTGCATTTGATATTGGTTCTAAGAAATACCATTCATCAATGTATATTTCTAATTCATCTTCATTGTATATAAAGATGTTACCAGTAGCAGCTGGTGGGGCTGTATTAAAACTTATATACTTACCTCCAGCAAAGACAAAATCAGTAGTTAGTACACCACCAACTTTAACTTTAATGTTAGCTGTACTTTCTATATCAAAAGTATAAGCAAACAATTTAGTAGTACCATTACCATTAAGTGTTGTTTGTTTAAGTAGTGAATTACCTAACCTAATTTTTGTATCACTTTGAAAGCTAAAATCAGTAGTACTTTTATTATTGATTTTAACTTTAATTTGATTTCTATCAATATAATCTAAATCTGGTTTAGACCATTCGTAATCTGTGAAAACATCATTACCACTATTATCTTTACAATTGTTTTTAAACATTGTATAAGTCTTACTAGCAGCAAATCTACCTGTAGCATTAAGCTTAAAGCCCATTATACCAGACAAACCTACATCAAATTTACATCTAGAAACAGTTAAATTAGCAGTGAAATCAGGTTGTACTCCTTTCTCTCCTAAATCAACATATAGTTGTGGTAAATGTAAATCGAAATCATAAGCATAACCTACATATACATTACTAGCTATACTAGATAGATTCTGTTCAGGTACAATAAAGAATGTACCATCTGAATCAGTACCTACTTCAGCTTCTACAACATAACCTGAGTTATTAAATGTACCAGCTGCAGTTGTACCAGATACTATAACTAAATTCTTTTTATCTGTAAGGTGTGCATAAGGTATATAACATTTTGATCTAGTATTAGTAGCATCCCAGACAACAGTCTTTTCACTACCACCAGATAAACCGTTTGTAGCCTGTGCATATAGATCCATACAAGGGTTAATCTTCTGACCCTGTGCGTTGGTTATAATAGCAACTTCTGGACTTTGAGTTAGGTTTGATTTGGATATGGTGTATTGATTACCTTGTTTAGTAACGCAGTACATATCATCTTGATCCACAGCCATAGCCTGAACAGTTCCAGCTAATTTCCATTTAAACCAAGACTCCATTAACTTCTCTTCCCCATCAGAATAGGTTCTATAAAAATAGATTTCATCACTAGACTGACTAGACATAGCAATGAACTCATTCTGAATACTAGCTATAAACGTATCAACATCAATAGTTATCCACTCATTTATAACACGTCCTATATCTAATATGTTAGGGCTTTCACCTAAACCTTTAGTCTGCATAGCAAAGACTCTAACAAAGTTAGGAGTTTTACTAAGGAAATTCATGTGAGTACCAACATCTATTGGATCAATATCATCACTCATTTCCATGTTAGATATTGGTCTAATCTTAGTTGTTTGAGGTGTTAGTGGACCATCATCAGCATAGATTAGAAACTGTTGGTTTTTAGAAAATAAAATTAAACCTTGTCTAGCTGGTTTGATTGCGTGTAGTTTAGTTGGTCGTACTGATGCACAGTTAACATCTATTGGATCACCAGCTGTATGTGTTCTAGCTGATACTGCGTATAACTCATAAGGTTCTTTAGCTCTACTTAGGATAACATTATCTTCAGATAAAAAACCAAGTCTATCATCATGGAAGAAAGTTCTTTTGATTGTTTTTCCTACAAAACTAGGGTGTGCATTTGTAAGACTATCACCTACAAGTCTATCACCCCAAGGAATTTCTTCAAGTACAAAAGCATTAGTACCTGTATTCCTTAATCTGTGAGGCATTGTAGATTTTGTTAAACCTGGAGATTGGTTATTACCTAACCCTTCTTTCCAATAGCCTGAACCACCTGTTGATGGATTGTCTGCTACAAACTTAGCGTAGTAGTTATCTTCATCATATAAAGGTGAGTTAACTATAGTTACTAAGTGATTATGAAATGAGTTAGGAGGTAACCAAGATTCATTAGAAGCCCAATCTTGGAAAACAACAAGTCTTTCATTATCATCTCCACCTTTAGCACTTAATGTAAATGCAGTTCTGGTAGAACTGACAACTCTATCTAGCTGTAAAGATGTACCATGTTTGGTAATAGTTAATCCACTAATACTTAAAGCATTAATCTTAGTTTCTAAGTCATCTAATATTTGATCGAAATCAGCATCTGTAGGTGCAGTATAAGAAGATGTTGTACTACCAGCTACTGTTACAGAGAATGTTTCTCCTTGCATCTGTTCTATCTTTCCACTTAGTAGAAGAGTTCCTCTACTCTGAGCTACAAAGTCTGTAGCTTCAGGCCGTGCAGTTACTGTTACTGCATCATTACAAATGATAGTACTATCTTGAACAGTCAGTACGTCATAATTAGTTTTAGAAGTTCCACTTAAATATGCATGTGCTGAACCGTTAGTTACTGTACATACGACTCCAGTGTCTGCATTCCATACATGTAAACTCCCATTAGTACTACCAGATTTAGGAATAACACATCCTATATATCTAGTATCTGCGTCTCTATTAATATAAAACCATTTAGCATTATCTAATGATGTACCACTATAATCAGTACCACTAGAATTTTTTAACTTTGCTAAAAATTTAAAACCAGGACGTTTGGTCATACCTAATGTTACATCAGGCAATCCATTTATACATTCACTTACTTGTCCTGGAAATTTCTTACTGTCAGGTTGTTTTGATACACCACTTAGGTAATTAACTATCCTTTGTGTTACTGCTGCCATTATCTTTTAAGTGCATGATAAGGTTGATATCCGACATAAGGGTGTGCTCCGTCAGGTTGACCAAAGAATGAATAATCACCTTGGGTTGTTTCATACTCAAGAGCCATTGCTCTCATGTATGCTTCTTTTTGCTGTAGTATTTGATACTGAGTTTGATCTCCTACAATTCTACTAGACGTAACAGTAGCTGCTCTAGCTGTTATGTAATCTTGTATTGGTCGTGGTAAATCTACCCAATCAAACCACCATAGAATATCGCATTCTACAGTTTCATCTGTCCATTTATCTGTATGATTTTGTTTATCATATAATTTACCATTTCTTATAATTGCTTTTTTATCACCTGCATTAGCTTGAGTAAGATCAATTTGTAAATAATTACTTAAGATTGGAATTTCATTACTAGCATTAGGTTCTAGCTCAACATGATTTTCTTTGTTAAAAGTCCATCCTTCACTCTGTACCTCTCTAGATATTTCTAGTAAAGTTTGGTATGCAATCGCAACGTCTGGGTTGGTTTCATCCAAAGTGGTGACTGGAGCCTGACCACAAGCCATAAGTATTTGATTTATTGCAGGTAATTCTTGAGCAGCGTTAGTGGTAGGGAAAGCCATAGGTATAAATTTTTGTGAATAAAAAAAAGGGAGCCGAAGCCCCCTTGTATAAATAATTAGAATGCAGCGTTACCTGTAGAACCTGTTGCAGCACCTGCAATAAGTTCAACACATGCGGCTGGATTGACATAATCTGCCCCGAGTGCTAAGCGACCTAATATCACATCCCCTTGGTAAATCACGGAGACATCACCTTTGGTTACTTGGACTTGAGGACCGATAGCTTCGACTACACCAGCAGACTCACGTTGACCGATAATACCACAAGAGTTAGCGAATTCTGTTTCTTCACCGTACTCGTTGTTAATACCAGTTACGTCAGCTGCAGCATCTTCTACAGCTTCTTCTACGAATGTACCTACATTTCCTGGTGAAGTTACACCTGGATTTGTGGCTGAAGCAGAGCCGTACTTAGTACCATACTTACTGAAGAATGGGATATTCATTGACTTGTAGATTTTGATACCTGCAATCTCAACGATTCCGTTACCCTTCTGACGTGAAGTACCTTGTGAATCTCTGTTAACTAGACCGTTATCACCGACCTGTTGTATCAATTCGTAATATTGTCTTGGGTTCAAGACACCGAATCTCCCATCAGTACTGACTCCTTTTTCATCCATTGCTGCTGCAGCGTCATAGAACGCATTTACAAGAGCAGTAGGAGAGTAAGCATCAGATGCTTGGTTGTTTGTACCAACACGAATCTGAGTACCACCTGGTTCTATGAATCCAGATTTAGTGATAGGTGATGCGGCTCTAGCTCCACGTACAATTGAACGGAACACTAGGCGGTCATACTTTTGAGCAAGAGCATATCCAATCTTTCTGGATACTTCTGATCTCAAATCGTAATGAGCAAGTGTTTCGTCTAGCTCGTATAGGAAAGCTGAACTAATTAATAGATCATCAACTGTGATGGTCTTCTCAGCTACTGGAGGTGCTCCATCGGAGTTACCTAGTATGCTGTTGCCTGGTACATGGTACTCGGCTTTGGTGCGACCTGTGTAGATGAACTGTAAACTCTTACCATTTTTAAGAGTTCTCTTCATAACGAGATCACGGGCTATAGCATTATGCTGGAAGCCTTTGAACATCTCGCCTGAGAACAGCTTAAGGTAAAGGGCTCTTCTATCTGAGCCTCCATTATTAGCACCTGGCTTAGTTACACTAGCCTGATGTGCTGTTGATTGTTGTGCCATTGTTATGGGTTAATTAGATATATACGTTCTCAGCTGAAATTTTTTGATCATTTTGTTGTGGTCTATCCCACCGTCTAGACGGCTAATGGGTATCTGTCGTAACAGGCCAAGAGCCAAATTACAGAGAAGTCCGACACTGAGGTGCTTCTCTGCTATGGAAGTTCACATGAAGAACTTCTATATGTATGAAAAAGGCTAGAGTCAAAAAGACTACTAGCCATAGTTCATTGAATTTATTCACCGAGAAGTGCTTCTTCTAATGACTGAGGAAAATCATCATCCTCAGTTTTAGTTTCTTTAACTTCTGGTTCTGGAGTTAGGGAAGTAACTGATGCCCTAGCTTGATCGCTTTGTTGTGACATTAGAAACTATACTTAGCTCCAGCTTTTACGTTGTAAACATTATCGAAGTCGCCAGCTGTA